TCAGGCGAGGTTGGCGAGAAGCAGCGGCGGCGAACGGTCGAAAGTGCCGATCTGGCGAACCCAAAGCGGGCCGGGGCCATGAGCGGCGACGAGGCCTGTGCGTTCGGCAGCGGTAAGCTGGAAAGACGAGGTTGCGCGCTCCCAACTCGCGGAGGGCGCGTCGGTCGGACCGAAGCCGACGAGGTAGACCTCACGCTCCTCGATCAACGGGACCTCCACGCCGTCGTCCCAGCGATACTGACCGCGCGCCCGGCGGACCCAGCAATGAGTCGCAGTGCCATCGGATGCCTGCATGGTGCGCGGGTGAACCGGGCACAGCGGGCGGCGCGAAAGGCCCGCATTGGCGAGCGGAGCGATGATGGTGTCGGGGTCTCCGGCGGAAATGGCCGCAACACGCGAGGTAGCGAGTGGAGGAACCAGCCCCGGGTCGAGCGGCACGAGACTGTCGTCGATCAGAATCGTCGGGGTTCCGGCCGCATGGCCGAGGGCAGCGGCTGGCTCGGTGCCGCCGCGCCCGCGCAGCAGCCCGGTCAGTCGCCAGCGGCGGCCCCCGAGTGGGTCTGCGCGCTGGAACTGAACCAGCTCGCCTCCGATCATCATCCGGTTGGCTCCCGCCGCAATCCCGTCGCGATCGGTGTCGAGCAGCTCGAGATCGTCTGCCGCCAGCACCACAACTGTCTCGGCGTCGGGCTCGAACAGCAGTGCGGGCGATGGCGCGAGCGAGGCATCGAGCGCTCCGGTTACGGCCCGCTGACTGCCGGTGGTGCCGAGGTCGACCAGCGCGGTGCCCTGCACGGCATAGAGCGCCGCCCCGCGCCACGCGCTGTTGGCGGCTGATGCGGCGGCGAAGATCTGCGGCTGGGCGGGGTTCGCGCCCGCCTCGGACGGGGCCTCGAAGGCAGTAAGGCTGGTCGCCGGAACGGGCAGGTCGGTCGGCGGCAGGTTCTCGCCCGCATCGCTCGCACGCGGCGTTCCGCCCAATGGGGCGAGCCGCTCAAGCTCGAGCACGACGCCGCGGTCGAGCCATTCCCAGCTGCGCAAGAGCCAGTATCCGGGCGCATCGGGCAGCCGCACGATGCGGCCCGGCATCAGGCGCGGGTCGAGCTCGCCGATTCGCCAGGTGACGGTTTCGTGCTGCCAGCGCGCCCGATTGGCGCTGTCGTTGGCAAGCTGGCGTGCGCCGCTGGCGGTGAGCGTGGCGGGGAGATCGATCATCAGCTCGCGCCCCGCCTCGCGGGTGCCGCTCGCACGTTGCACGCCGGTCTGGTAGTCGCGCTCCTCGTCGTAGTAGCGCAAGGCCGCCGGGGTCCGGGCAGGCAGGCCAGCGCGCTGCTTGACGCGGGCTTCATCGCGATCCTGTTCGTCACGCGCGAGTTGCGGCGGCAGCGTCATCACCTCGCCGCCGGGCGGCGAGCGGGTGGCGATCATCAGGCCCTCATGCCCCGAGGTGCACACCAGAGGGATGACCTGATCGATCGCTGCGAGCGTCGAAGCGAGCGCGCCGCCTTCGTCGGCAAAGCCATGCGTCTGCGCGAGCGGAGGTTCGGCCGAAGGGAGAACCGCGCCGGGCACAAGCCGGCCGAGCGAAACCGTCTCGTCGCCGCCGTCGGCGAAGATCTCGAAGCTGAGCGCGGGGATGCGGTTGCCGTAGTCGCCCAACTCGAGGTTCTCGAAAACGACATAGGCGCAGTCGCGAAAGGCGGGCGCAGTTGCACCCTTGGCAGCGGCAATCAGCGGGTCGACCGGATCGTCGCCGAACCCCTGATAGACCCGCAAGGTGCCGCCGACCTTGAGGTCCTCCTGCGCCCCGCGCAGCAGGTTGCCGTCGGCCCAGATCCGCCCGACGCGGTCGATTGGTGTGCTCGACACGGCAACCGCGAAGGATGCTGAGTAGGCAAAAGTTGTCGTCGAGGGCTGGCCCTTGCGGCCCTTCTGCTTCTGCTTGGTCTCGATCAGGTCGGTCGACCAGATGACAGTGCCTGCCACCCGCATCCGCCCGAACTGGCGCGGGATTGGCTGGCCGTAGCTCGAGGTACTGATGGTCAGGTCCTTGAGCCGCGGTCCCTCGCGCCCCTTGGGACCGAAGAGGCGCGCGTCGATCTGGTTGCCTACCAGCGCTCCCAACGCGCCGCCAAGCGGCCCGCCAATCGCGCTGCCCAAAGTGGTCAGAAGCAAGGTTGCCATGAAATCAGCTTTCGCAAGAGGGAGCAATGCGCCACGCGGCCTCGATATGCCAAGCGGGCTCGCGCGGCTGTCGGACCACGCGGCGCAGGCTGGCATGGGCGTGAACGACGCTGGCAGCGTCGATCGCGATCACCAGATGATGCTGCGCATATCCAAGCCCGAGCAGCAGCACGTCGCCCGCGCGGATCGGCCCACGCGCGGCGACGAGACCCGATTGCGTGGCGAAGGGGAGCCAGCCAACGACCGCGATGTTGCGCAGACCGTACCCGTACGGCGCCACCGGCGCGGACCCAGCAGCGGCGAGCGCGGCATGGACCAGCCCGATGCAATCGAGCCCAGTTGCAGGATCACGCCCGTGCAGGCGGAACCGGCACCCGACCAGGCCGAGCGCGGCACGTGCGACGGCGTCTCCACGCGCGTTCATGACTGGCCGTAGCGGGCGAGCAGATCGTTGCCCGGCAGGAACGGCTCGCCCCGGAAATTGGCGGCATTATCGAACCGGCCCGCACAGGTGGCAATTGTGTGATCGCAGCCCTCGCGCAGCTCGGCGCGGGTGCCGGGCAAGGTGCCATCGACCAGCGGCCGGTCGAGGACCAGCCATTCGCCGGTCGCATCGATAATGCCAAAGGCAACGCCGGTCTGCGGGCCTCCCATGAAGCGCAGCCGCCCATCGACATGCGCTTCGCCATCGAGCCCGGCAAAACGCGCCCGGTTGCCTTCGAGATCGATCTCCAAAAGCACCTGCTGCGAGGTGAAGCGCGCCGCCGAAAGCCCGCAGCCTTTTCCGCAGAATGCGGCCCGGCAAGTGGGGGAGGTGCGGGGCACGAGGTCCTGTTCGAGCAGGCTCTTGTTCGAACGCAGTTCCGCAGAGAATTGCGACTGGTCATCCTCGATCCGGCCGATTTGTCCGGTGTAGAGCGTGTGGCTTTCAAGGCTGACCCAATCGACCGCGCCGATCTCGATCGCGGCATCATCATACAGGCCGGCGGCAAGGTCGCTTTCGCGGATCGAATCGTGGCTGAGCGCGCCCTGCACCTCTGCGCTGTCATTGGCGAGTTCGGCGGTCAGCCGGATCGCCGCTGGCACCATTCCCGGGGCAGCGCGGTGTCTGAGACCGCCGAAGGTGAGGTCGCGGTCATGGCTGGTAAAGGCCAGCGCGTTGCCATCGCGGCGGTAGATGCGCCAGAAGGTCGCCACGGTATCAAGCTCGCGGTCGAAGAATACGCGCGGCATCAGGTGGTCTCCCTGATTTCGATCAGCGGTACCGATGGGGCTTCCCCGGCGGCAAAGTTCACCGCCGAAACGTCAAGCCGGTCCTCGGCAAAGCGCACCGGCACATCGAAGCGGAAGCCGGCGCGCACTTCGGCGCCGAAGACCGGTGCCGTGGCCAGTCGCAGCATTCCGAGCGGGCCGAGCGTCCAGGCGGTGGTGGCGACCCCGCCGACGCTCACCACCAGCGTATCGGCGCGCGGCCGGGTGATTGCGCGCACCTGCGGTTCGGAGCCGCCGCCATAGAGCTTCACCAGCTGGAAATCCGCCTTGAAGCCGTCACCCAATCCGAGCAGCTGGTCGAGCCGTGTGGGCGTTCCGGCCATGCCGTTCGAGCTGTTGTCGAAGGGGTCCATCAGGCGGAAGCCCCGGGCCGGACCGCGCCGTGCCCGGAAGAAGGCGATGAGATCGGCCAGTTCGGTCTCCGAGCGGATCCCCGGGCCGACATCGAAATGCAGCCGCGAATCCGACCACAGCGAGTTGCGCCGTTCGTGCCCCGATGCGGTGACCGTAATCGTCGTCGAGAACTCGGGCGCGACCGAGGCGCTCCGTCCGAGCGCAAAGGGGTAGAGCACGTCGTCGAAGGGATCCATGATTTGCTCCGAAGAAGGGGCGAGGCGCGTGTAACCGTCACGGCTGATCTGCGGCAGCGCCCAGACATAGCGGCGGGCGATTCCGCGCACTGCGGCTTCGTCGAGCCCGCCATCAATGCGGGTCCAGAGAGGTTCGGCATTGGCCGGGTCGAGCACGAAGCCGGCGAAGTAGTCCTGCGCTTCGATCGGATAGCCGAGCCGGTTGTTGGCGAAGCTGTAGGCCGCCCGTCGCAGCGCATCTGCGCCGGTGGTGAGCCAGTCGTAATCTTCAAGCTGCAGCCGATCGAAGGCGGGCGACGCCCATCCGGTCGGCATATTGGCGCGGTACAGCTCGGGCATGCTGGTCGCGAGGATCGTCGGCGTGAAGGCCAGGAGCAGCACTTCCGAAGGCCCCTGCGCTGCGGCGCGCACAGCGGCGGTCAGCGCCGCGGTCGACTGCGCAAGCAGCACCCCGGCTGCATCGAGCAAGGCCTTGGCGGCATCGCTGAGCGGGGCGGCCATGTCGTTAATCACCACCGGGTTGCCGCCGAGGGCGGTTCTGGAGGCCGCATCGTAGAGGCAGATCTGGCGGCTTGCGGTGACCCACCACCACGGCTCGCCGATCTGGAAGCGGACCGGTTGCCCGGCTGCCCTCAGCAGCGCGACAAAACCAGTGGCAGCTCCTGCCAGCCATGTTCTGACTGCGGTGTTGGTGGGCGACAGCAGGGTCGAGGGCGGCACATAGGCGGTCAGCGCAGCGGTGCCGTTGGCGGTGCGCTGCTTCCAGCCCGGCAGGCAATAGGAATCGAACAGCTCGTAGGATAACGAGGCGATCACCTCAAACCCGCCCGCCTTCGCCTGCGCGAAGAAGTTGCCGTGCCACGCGGTCGCTGGCGTGCACAGCGCCCCCGAATTCTCTGCCTTGAAGGTGCCGTCGCTCTGCCGCACGAGCCGCATGAAGTGGCTCATACCGACATAGTGGACGATATCGTCGCGGTAGCCGAGTCCCGTGACAGTGCGCAGCATCCGGGCTGGGGTCTGGTTATAGGCATCGTCATAGGCGGTTGCCATGCGCTCGCCATGCGGGGGCGCAATCACGTCGCCCAGTTCGATCATCGCCCGCGCCCCTTCGGCACGGATCCCCGTCATGGTGACCGATCCGTTGAAACGCGCCGGGAGTGCCGTGGTGCTCCCGGCGATGAATCCGGGCGCAACCAGCGAGATGAACATGCGGTCGATGTCGCCTGCGAAGATCGGCTCGCCAGGCAGGGTGAAGCCGCTCTGAAGCGTCGAGAAAGGCAGCGTGATCTGTGCGTTGGTGGGCGTGCCGACCGCGTAGTTCCACAGTCGGATGTACCAGACCCTTGGCAGCCCGTCGGCGTTGCGGCCCTCGATCGTCAGGGTCGGGCCGTTGGGCTGGTCGAGAGCGACTACCCCGGTCGACTGCCAGCGAAAACTAAGCGTCGTGTTGCGATAGTCGCGGTCCGTTGCATAGGCGAGCAGCGGGTGATCGAGCGTATCGGCGCTCTCCCAGATCAGGCCGACGATCTCGCCTGCGGTATGCAGCTCGCAATCGACCCGCAGTGCATCCGGCGCCGTCGTAATTACCGAGGCCATCGCGGGCCGCGGGAAATTGACGGTCCAGAAGCGCGGATCGAAGCGCTGCATGAAAGTGCTTTCCTGCGCGCGGCGTTCGCGGGCGAGCCAGAATGCCATCGGGGTGTCCCTCGCTCGTTATTGTTGCAGCGTGCGGCGCACCGCGCTGGCGATCTGCCGCGAAGACCGCTGCAGCGCGGTAGGCGCGGCCTGACCACGCGGAACGGCGACCTGGATCGCCACCCGCACATCGCGGCCCTGACCGCCGCCGAGGCCGGTCTCGACCCGGCCGGAGCTGGTCGGCACGAACACCTCGGGCCCGCGCTCGCCGACCAAGAAGGCGCGGCCCGGGGACACCGGCCCGCCCGTGGCGCGGCCCGGCAGGCCGAACAGCGCGCCGACAACGCCGCCGAGCAGGTCGCCAAGCCCGCCGCCGCCACCGCGCACCCCGCTGCCGCCGCCAAACAGGCTGCCGATGCCCGACTGGATCGCAAAGGCCGCGATTTCGGACAATGCGCTGAAGGCAACCCGCTTCAGGTCATCAAATCCAAGGCTCCCCCGCCGGACAGCGCCAAGCAACCCGCGTTCGAGCACCGCGCCTGCGCGGCCAAAGCCGTCGGTCAGCGAGCCGTCGAGCGAGCGGCGAAGCGTCTCCAGATCGCTGGCAAAGCCATCGGTCCTGGCGCGAACGTCGATCACCAGTTCTTCGAAGTTATCGTTCATTGGCGTCGCGCTCCATCATGCGGGCAATTGCCTCGCGGCTTGGCGGGGGAAGGGCGGGAGTTTCGTCGAGCGGGCGCAGCGCGGTTGCCAGTTCGGCCGGGGTAGCACCCCAGAATTCGGCAGGACGCCAGCCAAGCACCTGCGCGGCAAGATTTGCCCAGCGCAGCGCTGCCTCGCCGAACAAGGCGCTCATGCCTCGCCCTGAAGGACCTGCGCCAGAACGCCGCGCACCGGCACGGTCGCGCCGACCAGCCCCATGCCCAGCACCGCAGCACCCACCGCGGCCCGCTCGGGACGGTTCTCGCACGGCAGGCAGTGCCACAGCAGGGCGGTCATGTCGGTGAGGGTCAGCCCGCCCGCTGCCGCGCGCTCGACCAGCGCGAACAGCGAGCCCAGTTCGGCTTCGGCGAGCACCAGGTTCTCGAAGCTCGGACGCAGCACATAGCTGACGCCCGCGACCGCGATCGTGGTCTCGCCGCGCATCGGGTTGGCACTGCGCGTCACGCCGCCACCACCGGCCCGGAGCTTTCGAGCTGGAGCGTGTAGCTGCGCTCGCCATTGAAATCGCCGGCATAGTCGAGCCGCTGCACGAGGAACTTGCCGCGCAGCTTCGCGCCGTCCTCGAAGGACAGCTCGTAATCGTCGAGCGTTCCGTCCAATGCGCGGGTGCGGACCGTGTTCTCCGCCACGCTGCCGAGGAAGATCCCCGCCGCGCTGACCGAGACCGAGCGCGTGCCCGCGCCCGACAGCAGGTCGCGCCAGCCACCCGATTGCTTGTGGGTGACGACAACGGTGTCGCCATTGATCGAAAGCTGCGTGGTCCTGAGGCCAGCGATGGTCTGGTAAACCGCAGGCGTCGCGCCGTTGGTGATCTTGAGCAGGAAGGCGGCGCCGGATTGTGCGGGCATGAGGGCTACTCCGTCAAAGAGGTTCAAAGATGCGGAAGCGGTATTCGAGCAGCGCGCCGCGCAGATTGTCGGCGCGGGCCTCGCTGCGTGAGCGCAGGAAGCGGATCGAGGCGAGCTCGAAACCGGAATGGAACGGCGGCAGATCCAGCACGCGGCGCCCGATTGCGCCGAGCAGGGGCGCGTCTTCAGCGACTGCATCGGTGCGGCTTTCGAGTTCGAGCGCGATGCGCACCTCGCGGCCCGCACGGTCCTTGGTGCCCCAGTCGATCGAGGCGCTCGCAGCGATGCCGAGCCACGGCGGGGTGGTGGAGAGCGGGGCCTCCTCCTCGATCGCGTTGATCGGGGCGAGCGCCGGGTCGGCGCGCAGCCAGGCGATCAGCGCGGCGCGCAGGTCATTTTCCATCGCGGCTACCTCCGGTGAATTCGGGCCACAGGTCAGTGGCCGAGTGCCAGTCGGTCAGCGACCGTCGCCCGCGACTTCGGCGGCGGGCCGTACCAAAGGCGCCAGCCAGCCGCGCTGCGCGCTCCCGAAGACGCCGGACCAGGGCAGCGGACTGGGTCGTGACGCCGATCATCCCAGCCGCACCTCGCGCCATGGACGCCACAGCGCCGTGACGCTGGCAGGCGGCACGGCGCCCGCCTTGCCCTCGCGGTCGCGGTCGCGGAAATGGAATGCGGCGAGCCGGATGATGCCATGGCGCAAGGGCGCAGGCAGCGTGTTCCAGTCGGCCGCGATCCCGACCACCAGCTCCACCGCCAGCCCGCGGCCCTCGAAGGGGCGCAGCAGCTGGATGCAGGCGCTGGTCTCGATCCGCCATTCAAACGCATCGCCGTTGATGGCTTGCGCGGTGCGGGTGCCATCCTGCGCGATCACTGCGGCAGCGGTGATGTTCTGCACCGGGCGCGAGACCAGTTCCTGCCAGCCACTGACGAGCGGAATGATCTCCTCGACCGTCTGCCTGAGCGGCGTCCGGCCGGTGAAGGCCTCGCAGGTGGCAAGGCTGGTGGCGAGCAGCTGCTTGAGCGTCTCGTCTTCGTTGGGGCGGGTGATGCCGAGCCAGTGCTTGAGTTCCGCCAGCGCAGCCTCGCCGGGCACCGGGGGCTGCACGATTGTCCGCTGCATCGCGGTTTCTCCCGATTGTGATCAAAAAGGGTGCGCCCGCATCGCGGCATTCAGGCGGGAGGAACGGCCTGAGGCGATGCGGGCGCGAGAGCCCGGCACCAGCGCGAAGGGGGACGCGCTGGTGCCGGGGAACAGGGGGCCTCAGGCCTCGATCTTGAGCAGCTTGATCGCCGCTGAATCGAGCACCTTCCCGCCCAGCCGTTTGGTTGCGTAGAAATGCACGAAGGGCTTGTTGCTGAAGGGATCGCGCAGGATCCGCGTCGCACTGCGCTCGGCGATCAGGTAGCCATTGCGGAAGTTGCCGAATGCGATCGGGTAGGCCGCACCGGCGACATCGGGCATGTCTTCGGCCTCGATCACCGGATAGCCGAGCAGGCGGTTGGGTTGGCCTTCGACCAGGCCCGGCTGCCACAGGAACGCGCCATCCGCGGTCTTGAGCTTGCGCACCGCGGCGAGCGTCGTCGAATTCATCACGAACACTGCGCCCTGGCGATGGCCGGGCCGAAGCGCGTGAATGAGGTCAATCAGCTTGGTGTCGAGCGCGGTGCCGAGCCCGGTGGCGCTGCCCGAACCGATATATTGCATCGTCCCGAAGGCGCGCACGCCATCTTCGGCGGTCGACTTGGTGCCGGTGATGAAGCCTTCGGGCTGGTTCACGCCGGTGCCATTGACGAAGGCCGCACCCTCGGCGCGGGCGAACTCGGTCGCGATCTCATTCGCCAGCCAGCTTTCGAGGTCAAAGCCGACATCGTCGAGCATCGCCTGGCTCGCCGCCGGGTTGGCATAGAGATCTCCGCTCGGGGGAGCGATCTCAGCAAACTGCGGCGTGCCGGTTTCGGGGCGGGGCGCGGTTTCGCTGACCCAGCCCGACGCGACGTTGGTGGTGGCGACAAGCTTGCGGTAGCCCGCAGTGCCGGTCTGCACGACCTGCGCGACCGACCGGATCGGGCTCATCCTGAGGATTCGCGAGGCGATCGCAGCGTCGATCTGGCGCGGGACGGCAAAGCCGCCATCGGCGGGGTTGACGCCATTCAAGGACTTCACTTCCGTCTCGCGGCCAAGCCGCAGGTAGCCGTCGATGAAGCTCTTCACTTCGGGCGCATCGGCTGCGGGGGCCGCACCGCCCATCGCCGGGCGGGTCGCGGCGCGGGCAACCTTGTCGAGCCGCGACTTCACCTCGTCGACATCGCTGCGCAGCGCGGTGATGTCGGCTTCGGCCTGGTCCTGACGGGCGACGATGTCAAAGCTCGCAGCGAGCGGATCGGCGGCGGCATTGGTAGCGGGAGTGGGCATGTTATCCATGGGGCAGAGGCCTTTCTGTTGGGCAAAAAAATGGCCGCCCCAGTGGCGGCCGGTGGGAGAGACAGTGAGAGCGAGCGGGTGTGCTCAGGTGACGAGGTGAATCCTCGCCAGCGGATGCAGCGGGTGGGTGACAAGACTGACTTCGAACAGCTCGACTTCGAGTAGCTCGCGCCCCGCAGCAGATTGCCGCGCCGCGCGGGTGCGGAAGCCGAAGCTGAGGCCATTGACCTGCCCGGCTGTGAGCAAATGGGCTGCGCGGCTGGCGAGACGGTCGATTCGGGCGATCACACGCAATCCGCGCCCATCCTCGGCGGCGTGTTCGATCACGCCGATTGGCTGGTCCGGACGGTGCTGCCAGTAGAGCGGCAGCGGTGTGCTGCGGCTTGCCAGCGTGCGGGCAAAAGCCCCACGCCGGATCGTGTCGCGCCCGGCATCAGCAATGTCGAACAGGGCGGCATATCCGGCGAAGCGGATAGGGGAGGCCGCCATCACAGCAGCTTCCACACGCCGAGCCGCACCGCGATGCCGACCAGCAGCAGTGCCAACAGGCCCCGGATCGTCCAGTCGATAAAGGCCCTCCACGCGCTGGTCTTGGCATCGCGCCACGCCTGGAGCAGCTCGCGCAGCTCGACAAGGTCGCCTTCGGCACCCGGATCGGCGAGCCCGAGGCGTTCCAACGCACGGTCGGTGGCAAGCGCGCTTGCCTCCTCCACGATCGCGCGCAGAGTGACCAGACCCGCACCCTCCTCGCGCGCCTGCGCCATCAGGCTGGCCAGAATGTCTTCGCGGCTCATGGGGTATTCTCCTCGGCTGGGAAGCCCAGCATCTGGCGCTTTTCGGCGCGGCTCAGGAAATCGGCGTCGGAGACCTGCGACCACAATCGCTCGCGGTCTTCGGACAGCGCGGGCACCTGATCGAGATCGACGCGCAGCTCGGCGTCCGGAAACCACGGGGCGAGGCCCTCGCGGATCGCCGCGAAGAGCTTTTCGGCGAGCGGCAGCAAGGTGAGTCGCCACAGCGCCCGGTTGGCCTCGCGGTAGTTGGCGTAGGTGTTGTCGCCCGGCAGACCGAGCAGCATCGGTGGCACCCCGAAGGCCAGCGCAATATCGCGCGCCGCCGCGCTCTTGAGCGTCGCGAAGTCCATGTCCGCAGGACTCAGCGCCATGCTTTGCCATTTGAGGCCGCCATCCAGCAGCATCGGACGGCCCGCGTTGGCCGCGCCCGAAAAGGCAATATCGAGCTCGCGCTTGAGCCGCTCGAACTGTTCATGCGCCAGCGCTGCACCGTCGCCGGTCTCGTAGACCAGAGCGCCCGATGGCCGCGCCGCATTGTCGAGCAGCGCACGGTTCCAGGCGGTTGCGGCGTTGTGGATCAGCACCGCCTGCCACGCCGCCTCGAGCGCGCCCGCGCCGCAGTGATCGTCGAGCGGGTGCATCGCGCGGATCGCGATGATCTCGCGCCAGCCGTTCTCGTCCTCGACCGGGATGCGGGTCACATGCGGGGTGACGATGTAGTCATAGGCGACCGGCCAGCCATTGTTGTCGAGTGCGACCTTCACCCGGTCAGGGCGCAAGGCGAACAGCTCCACCGGCGTGCCGATCGCGTCCTTGAGGATCTGGACGTAGGCATTGCCGTGCAGCAGCAGGTGCGCCGCGAGCGTTTCGATCAGCGATTGGCCTGCGCTGGTTTCTGTCACCAATGCCGCGAGGCGCGGATCATGGCAGGCGAGCGGGGCTTGCCCGATCCCCTCGGCCAGCAGCCGCACCGAACGCTGAGCGATGGGATTGGCGAGAAAGCCTTCGCGGATACCGCGGTCATAGGTGTAGCAGCCATTGGCTGTGCCGCTCTCGAAAGCGGGAATCCAGCCCTGCGGCCACCCGGAGGCGAGCGGCACACGGGTGTGCTCCCCGCCCTTGAAGGCGGAGCGGAAGATGTCGAGCAAGGCCATGGGATTTCCTTTGTTTGGCTGCTTTGTCACAGCGAAGTGATGCTCGGTCGCCCGCGTCGGCCCAGCAGCAGTTCGCTCAATGCCCACACCAGCGCGTCAGCCCGGTCGGGGCTGTTCCCCGGTCCGGCATAGGTGCCGCCCACCAGCAGCCCGCACAGCTGGTCTTCGAGCCGCGCGAACACCCCGACGTGCCGTACCCGGCCCGCAGCATAGAGCGCCGCGACCGGCTCGGCCCGCGCGACCTTGCCGCGGCTGGCGTGGACCAGCTTGACCGGCAGCGCCTGATCGGCCGCGCGCAGCACGGTTTCGACCATTGCGCCGCCCTGGTTGGCTTCGGCCACCACCCGGTCGGCGTCCCATTCCTTCGCGGTTTCGGCGACCCGCTTGGCCCAGTCTGCCGGCGAGGCACCGCCAAGCGAGCAATCGGCCACCACCCGCGCGATCCCGTCGACGCCAAGCGCAGTGACGATGATTCCACATTCGTCACCATTGGCGCTTGCGGGCGGATCGACCGCGACCACCACCCGGGCCGCCTCCGGCACCGCGCCCGCCTCGCGCGACTGTTCCAGCAGCGAGCGGGTCCACAGCGCGCCCTCGATATCTTCGAGCAGTTCGCCTTCCATCTCCTGCCGGGCGAGCAGCGTGCCGGCATATTCGCTCCTGATCGCGTCATGGAAGCGATCGGGCAGGCGATCATTGTCGCCGGTCTTGCCGTAGGTGATCACGACCTCGTTTCCCTTTGCCGCTTGCGCCACGAGCCGCTTCACCAGCGGCACCGCGCGCGGCGTGGTGGTGACAGCGATGCGCGGGTGCTCACCCAAGCGCATGCCGAGCATCAGGTTGTCCCAGCACCGCGTTGCCCGCTCGTGCGCCAAGGACCACTTGCCGATTTCGTCGCACCAGGCGTGGCTGTGCTGCGGCCCTCGCAGCGCTTCGGGTTCGGCGGCCGAAAACAGCTGCGCCTGTGCCCCGTTGGCGAAACGGATGCGGTGGAGCGAGGGTTCGAACTGCGGCTTGTGGCCCGGGCGGCAGATTGCCAGCAGCCCGCTTTCGCCCTCGACCATCACCGCGCGCGCCTCGGCGAGCGAGGCGGAGACCAGCGCGATCCGGGCATCGGGGTTGCTGTCTGCGATCATCCGCACCCACTCGGCCCCGGCACGGGTCTTGCCGAAGCCGCGCCCCGCCATGATCATCCAAACGCGCCAGTCGCCCGGCGGCGCGAGCTGGTTTGGGCGGGCGGCATATTCCCAGAGGTAGGCGAAGCTGTTCTTCTGGTTCTGATCCAGCTCCTCGGTCAGCTCGCGGCACAACCGCTCGCTTTCGGCCTTTTCGCCTTCGTTCTTCTTCAGATCGGCCATCTGGTCGATCATCTCGTCATAGGGGCCGCTCATTCGCTTTGCCTTTCGGCAGCCGCCTTCTCGCGCGCGATGCGGCGGCGGATGTCCTCGATCTTGCGGTCGATCGAGGCGCGCACTTCGGCAGCGCTGACATCGCGCACCTGATTGGCCCCGCGCCCCGCTTGATCGCGGTGGGCGGCGAGCAGGCGAATGGCGTTGGCAAAGTCGAACTTCTCAGCATCGGCGGTCTTGGCATCGCCATGGCGCAGCCGCCGGATGAGCTCGAGTTCGAGCGCCAGATAGCCATCGGAGATGGCGTCCTGCCAGGCGCGGGCGAACTCGGTATCGGCGCGGCGCGCCACGCACGCTTCGGCGATGCTGACGCCGGCATTGGCTGCGGCTCGTTCGATGTTTGAGGTTGCCGCGAGGGTGTCGAGGAACCGCTTCTGCCAGTGTTGCCCGGACGCGGCTTCGTCAATGTCGGAACGGGCAGGCACGATGTCAGCCAT